TCAGCAACCAAAGCGGTCGCAATATCAGCCGGAGCGTCGCCCTCGTCAACACCGATTCGGTAGCGGTCTCCGCCAATCATGGCCGAAAGTGTTCCAGCCTTAATGCTAGAGCCGGAAAAAGTTATATCTCCAGTTGACTTAACGGCCGAGCCGTCGTCGTCAACGGGCATGACATTGAGTTCGTTGACAGTGTTAGATTCAAGAAATTTTTTCGCCATTCGATGCGCCAAAGATCCAGCGCCAAAAAGCGACCGAGCCTGAGAGGCTGAAGTCACACCGACAATGGTGTTGGCCGCAGCGGTTCCAGCGGAAAGCTTATTGGCTGTGATTAAAGCCTTATAGGGTTGAAGGCTTGGACCTTGTTGTGCCCGAGTGTTATCGAACTCAACAAATACAAAAGGCACTCGAAAATTTGCAGGAACTTCATTAAATGAAATGGCCATTATTCATCCCCCTTGGACGACGGCAAAGGTTTTTCTTCGCTGATTTCAGATTTTTTCTTTGTCTTTTTCTTTGAAGGTTCCGAAGACTTTGATTTTGATTCAGCCGCACTCAAAACGACGTCTCCGTCGCGAAGCCGTCGGAGCCAATAAGCATTCTTTTTGACTTGCTTCCCGCTCGCTGGAATTGGCCGATATTTTTCATCGGGATCACGAACGATAAGACCTTCTTTTGCCGGCTTCACAAACATCTTTCCCCCTCTTGATGATATTAACCGCTAACTCGTCGGAATATCAAGGTCGTCTTCAGCTTCGACCACTATGTCATTGTTAGGATCGTCGTCGTCATTCGTTTTGTCAATATTCCAGTCGAAACTTGCTTTCGCAAAATCATCGGTTGCAATGTCTTCTTTGACCGCAGTTCTATACTGCACCGAGACTTCTGTTCGTATGGCCCCAATCGGAGTTTCACCGTCCCCACGAAATTCAAAATCAACTCCGCTCAACACAACCCGATCAATCTCCAGGCCTTCAAATTTAATTTCGTTCTCAGGAACAAGAATTTGCTCCAGCTCGTCAGCGAGTTGATCCAGTGTGTCGGTCATTTCTATTGTGGTTTTTCCCGACGCAATAGCCTCGACAATTAAATTTAGTGTTCTTTGATACTCGATCGGAGCAACACTGAATTGTTCAATTGGAGTTTCAGAAACATAATGAATGGCAATAAGCGGCAAAGTCTCGTCTTGATGATTGTGAACTGGATTCACAAAAACTCGATCACCCGCAAGAGTGTTGTTATTCAAAAGACTTAAAAGTTTGGATCTGATCTTTTGGCGAGAGTGCATTGCTTACCCTTGAAACGAAAAGACTAGCTCCGCCGAGCCCGTCTTCTCTAATGTCAACAACCTTGAATCTTTCGCCACGGACAACAACCTCGTCGCCTTCCAGCGGAATTTTTTCAAGATCACGAAGCCGAATTCCCACAATAGGCTGAGTCGACGTGACCAGCCGTTCCGTGTCGGGGTCCACAAGACTGGCTTCGTTGTCAAAAACCCCTTTAATGTCAATACGGCCACCGGTTTTTGGGAAATATTGAACAGTCTCAGTTCCCAAAATTCGCGTGGCCGCACCCAAAATCTTGTCCGCTTTACTTAAAAAGCTCATTAGACAGTCATTTGATTAAAAGTGACCTTGGCTTCAGTGTCGCCGTCCGCAGCGTCTTCAGTGAACCAACCAACAAGATCATTGGCCGCAGCTTCGTCGTCAGCCGTCACTTTAAGTTCACCGCTGTCGGTCTTCACATAAGCCTTGGCACCTTGGCTTCCGCCGGTTCCACCGCCAGCAACCTTTGGAACCTTGTATTCCCCGTCAAGGTTCAAAACATAGGTGTCACCACTTTCAGCGTCTTGGGATGCAACCCCATGAATGTCGCCAACTTTTTTAATTTCACCGGATGAAACCGTTCCGCCGGCCACAACATCAAGCTTTTTCCCTGAAGACAATCCGTTCTTTGCCATTTTCAACCCCTCTTTTAAAATTCAAAAAACATCAAAAGAAGGCGAGAATTAACTCGCCCACTCAACTTTCAAGCTTTTACTCGGACGATCCGCCTTCATTCTTCTGCAACCCACGGAAGTCAATGACCTTCGCGGCAACATCGTGACGAATCTTGAACTCGATCGCATCGACTTCAAAGCCCTCTTTTTGTTCCATCATTGGCCCCTCTTCGCCGTCCAGCGTTCCAAGCTCAATAATGTCAATGTCTTGTGCTGAAGACGAAGTGTACCAGTCGTCAGCATCGCCATCGGTTGCAAGCCTAGGCTCGCTGATAACCTGCAATCGTCCAACAAATGGGTTAACGTCGCCCTCAGCCCGAGGAGTGATGTTGGTCACAAGTTTCTCGGCATCGGTTTCAAGGTCACTTGGAACAATCAACCAACGCATGGGCACGTTGAGAAGTCGACCATTAAGGCCGGTTTGCTTGGCCATGGCCGCACGCATTTTCGAAAGCTCGGTCACACTTGGAACCGCACCGGGGTCCAAAATATTGCTGTGAGCCGAGCTAAACAATGCATTTCCGTCGGAAAGAGTCGGGTTAGAAATGATTTCGCCCCAAACAAGATCACTTTCAAGATCCGCAGCGGCTCGACCTTGCAATTCAGGCAAGCGACTGAAAGCATCAAGGTCGTCGTTGATAATCATTTGACGAGTCACGCCAATGATATGTCCATAAGTGTCCAGAGAGTATTTCTCGGCGTTTTCGCCAACGCTTCCGCGCTTGAACTCGCCGTCTTCAGCAACCTTTTTAAGATCCGGCGCATCCCCAAGTTGAACTCGACTGACCTGTTTGAAGTCAGAAATGGGAACCCGGCGAACCAAAGGACCGAAAGTCTGCGGAGCGGCCTGATAAGCGTCACGCAAAGATTTGCGAAGACTGTTTGCCAAGACTTCAGGAAAGTCAATGGTCGAATGCATCGCAACCCGAACAATGTCATGCTTTCGCATGTTGCGAGTGCGATGGCCAGCCGCTTCGGCAAATTCGCGAGCCAGATCAAGCAAGCTCATGTAACGATATTTTGAACCATGCTCGTCAATTTTATAACGCGCAGTGTTTGCACGATACAAGATCGCGTTTTGAGCGCCTTTCATGCGAGCTTCACGACCCAAGTCTTCACCGACATAGAGTCCGGGGTTGTGATTTTGAGTTTGTTTTTGAGAGTCGCGCTGACTCATTTCATCAATCACAAGCTCACGCACTTTTTCAATGCTGTGACCTTGGTTAATGAACTCATTGGCGCGTGCAGCCTCAAGTCCAGCTTTTTGACAAACATCAAAAATGGCTGAAACACGCTTGCGCTCATTCTCAACGCCAGCTTTTTGGCCTTCGCCTCGAGCATTTTCGACAACTTGATTGTCGGGCTCATTTGTTGGTTGAGGCTGGTTTTCGGCTGGCTCATTTGTCTTTGCACGACCTTCGGGGGTTTGTACGTTGATCCCCTGAGTTTGTTTTCCGTCTTCTGGTGTTGGCATTGAATTCCCCCTATTTTTGTTTCTCAAAACCACTTCACATTGATGATTCTGCACCTCTTCCCGCGTTTGCGCAAGAGGGTCTGCACCGATTGTTACCAAGGAAACCTCGAAAGGCTCCCAATCAACCGCCCGCAAAATTCGAACGTCGTTTTCATCGCGACCTATCTCTTCGAATTTATGGACTCTATATCCAACGGATACATTTCGCAAGATCCCATTTTTAACATCACGAAAAATCGGTTCAACCTCTTCTCTATCAGAGAATCGAACCGTTGCAATCCCTTTTCCGCCTTCAATTCTCGGATTTTCAAGAACACCGAGAACCATTCCCAAAGAAAAATTTCTATGCATATTAAGGAAGGGCGCGCCTCGTTGAAGCCTCACCATGCGAATGTGTTCAGGTTCCATTGAAAGACGCTCGACAAAGTCCTCGCCTAGACCAAGGAACGTGTTGCGCATAACATCGGCGCCAGTTGACCAGACAATTTCAACCGTTCTCGCCTCTTCGTTGAAAGTTTCTTGACGAAATTCAAATTCACGATGAATTGGTTTGGCTTCGACTTTTTGTTTGTCCTCGATACCAGTTTTCCGTAAAGCTTCCGGCATTATTCATCCCCTTCAGTGTCATCATTCTCATTATTGTTGTTTTGACCCGCTTGCGCGCCGTTAATCAAAATCTCAGAATGAAGACTCCCACTTTGATTAGTTTTTCTCGGGTCAGTGTCCAATGTCAAATCCTGTTCGTCGAATTTGTCAAAGTCCTCGGAAAGCTCCTCAAGATGTTCTTCAGGATTTCGACCTTGATCGCGTATCGCTTCACTCCATGTGGTCAGCCCCGACCTAATTGCTTTGATCTTGGCTGGAACCTCTTTGGTCGGATCAATCATCTCACGTCTTGGCGCTGTCCATGACGCACTTATGCCAGAAACGTCAGTGCCCATTAAATCAGCACCCATAAGAAACCAATTAAAGGTTTTCCGAAGAAACATGGGAGCCAAAATTTGCCAGCGCCAGACGTCAATATTTCTTTGATATTGAATATGACCCATGCGGCCGCTAGAAAAATTCACGTCCTTTAAATTCTCAGTCAAAGCCGCAACGCTAACGCCAAGAGCAACCGCAATCGCTCGAAGTTGTGCACTCGTATATTCGTCATAATTTTGCACTTCCGGGGGGTCGGCAAATGAAATATCTTTGCCTGGCGGCAAGTGCTCAATGATTCCAGGCTCTAAAGTGTCGCCAAGCTCGTCTTGTTCCTCTTCAGTTTCGGTTTCGACAGCCTCGAAATCTTTCACAAAAGCCGTAAAGCACGAAGCAATTTTCTGGCGCACAAGCTGGGCGTCTTCATAGTCCGACAAATCTTTCATTCTAAGCATGGCCGGAGCCATCCAAGGAACCCCGCGAACTTGACCGGCCCGATCTTGACGAAAAACGTGAGCAATTTCGTCAGCCGGAATTGCAATGGTCGCCAAAGAACTTTGCACATTGATACCTAAACCCATTGAGCCAGGATGCGTTTTGAACAAATGATAAGCCACACGCTTTCCAGTGTTTCTGTCAAACTCAACGCCCTGAATCACCGGATTTCCGCTACTGGTCACAAAGTTCACAACGCTCAAATCGTTGATGAAATCACCTTCCAAAATCTGAAGTTGAACCGGGGGAAGGCCATTATTGTTGTTCACAATTCGCCGCCGAACCACAGCCTCGCCGCCTTCAGATAAAGCACGCATAACGATGCGTTGAAGGCCGCGAAAGTTGTGGATTCCGTCATAGTCACAAGCCGTCGATTCCGCCCAGTCTTCCCATAGTTGCTTGATGCGATCACTTTTAATGGCAGACCGGCCCCTAATATTGGCCACAAGTCCAGTGCCGACAGTGTCGGTTTCAATCAAACGAATCCCGCGCTCGGCATGGGCGTCATTGCGAACCAAATCCCTCGATCTATTCCGAAGGATCCGGAGCGATTTAAAAGTCTCAGCGTTGGCGTCAGTCCCTCTTGGATTCCAGTTTTTCGTCCTGCGCCCGCGCGAGGCTCCGTCGTATTTTCTTTTTTCCAAATGAGTTAATGCATGACGGTATTGCAGTCTTTTGAATTTTCGCTGCGGTGAAAAAACTCCAACGACATTGTCCAACCAATTCGGATCAACTTTATTATTCGACATTTAACAGGTCCCTTTTTTAAATTTTGTGTAAACACGACTAGTTTTAGGGCGCTTGCCAAGCTCACGTCGCATCATTTCACGGAGTTGAATCATTTGATTAAGACTTCGATAACGCACGGTTCGGTCTTGATATTTGACCTCTAAAACGCCCTCGGCAATGGCTTCCTCAAGCCTGTCTAGTTGTGTTTGAGTGAAAGCCATGAATCCCCCTCTTTAAGCTCAATCCCAAATACTTCGTCTTTTTTTGCGCCTTTTTCTCTTTTTTGGCGCATTTTTTTCAACTTTACCACTATTTTTTATAGGTTTTAAATTGGCAAATTGTGATTTCATCTTTTGCCAATCTGCGTCTTTGAAGCGATCCATGCCAACAATCGAAGCGGCCGCACGGTTATAAACCCGACAATCCAGAGGCTCGTTGCGTTCACGAATCTTTTGCCATTCATATTTTGTGAATCCCTTCACTTTTTTCGAAACCAATTGCTCCGCAGTCAAACCCTTAAAGTAGTCTTGGCTGTATTCCGGGAAATGGCAATAACCAAATGGATATTGCTCGCCCTGTTCAAGCGGCGGATCTTGCCGAAGCAACCCATAAACTTCAGATTTAATAAGACTAACGCCAATCGTCCAGACCTTAAAGCCACGGCGAATTTTCTTTCCACGAACAGTTACATCAACCGGGCTCGGCTGAGTGTGCATAACCTTGAGCGTGTCCGATCCCTTAATGGCAATCACACGATTCATCGGCCATTTCCGACACCATGAATAAACCATTTGCGTATTAAAACCAGAGTCAACCGCCATCAAACGAACAGGAAGCTCATAACCTGAAGGATGGGTCCAGGTCTTTGAAACCAATTCGTCCAATCCTTCCCATGTTTTCTCGCTACTTGTGTCCCCTTCAATAACGCCGTACTCAATAGACCAAGACTCTTTTCTATCGTTCCAGCCGCAAACCTCGTACTCGAGCCGGTCACGCTGCACGTCCACACCGCAAGTCAAAAACACAACCTCTTCAGGAACCGAGCCAACAGGATAACCTTCACGGTTCCGATAAAGCTTTTCCCACTCAGGAACTTCACCCTCTTCTTTCCAGGTCTCAGACAATTGAGTGTTCGTAAAAACCTTAAGAGCTTCAGGGGATTTTTTAGCCTCAAGAAACTTCAAAACCAAGCTAGAAACCGGCTCCCAAGGACTTGCCAATTTATTGACCCGAAATCCAGCGTGACCATTAAAAGGTTTGGTCGCAAAATAGTCACCGCCTTGAATTGCATGAATCCGCTCACTTTCGGTGAATTTATGCTCACAATTCGGGCACCGCAAATAAGCCTTTTCTGGCTTCCCGTCAGGCCATCTCACATGCTTCCACTCTGGGTCGAAAAACTCTTCACACGAAGGACAAGGCAAATTAAAAACCCGCTTGTCAGACTCTTCATAAGACTTGGCAATCCTGGAGCTACCCTCAACGGTCGGCGAACAAACCAAGACCAAAAGCTTATTCCAAAAAGTAGCCATCCTCTCTGAAACAAGCTTGATCGGGTCCCCCTCTTCGCCGGCCGACTGCGGATATTTGTCCACTTCGTCACAAAGAACAGTCCGAACCGGACGCATCGACAAATCTCCGGCCGCATTCGAACCAATGATTGAGATATGTCCACCGGAAAATTCCTTGTGCAAAATCGTGTTGGAAGTCGTCTTTTGATTTTTCTCGGCGACTTTACCCTGGAGCGCCGGCGTGTCCCGAATCATCTTATCAAGCCGGTCTTTGGACCAAGCTTGTGCCAATTTCTCGTTCGGTTGCATGACAATCATTGGACACGGATCTTGGTCGATGAAATAACCAACGATGTTATTGATTAACTCCGTTTTCAAAAGCTGAGTGCAGCATTGAACCGTGATAGTGTGAACCTCGGGGTCAGTCGCCGCCAGCATCGGTCCCCTGGCCGGCTCAACCCGTGAAGTTTTCCAGGTTCCCGGAATGGAACTGGATTCACGACTTAGAACTCGATTTGCGTCCGCCCACTCGACTAGATTTAGCTTTGGCGCTGGCTTTAGATTTTGCTTTAGTTGTCTGAGAAGCTCTTGTTTTAGTGTCTTCATATTTCTGCAATTCCGCCAAGCATTCGTTAACCATATCAAAAAGAATATCCTGAATTCGCTTTGGGTCCGATTCGTGACTTAAGTCCTGAGCCGCCTTCGAAGGCACCGACAAAAAGTTTTGCCGAACGACCGCGAATAAGTTTCCGACCTCTTCAGCGACCTTGTCAATTTCGACAAGCTCGCCCTTTTGTTGATCCAGCTTAATCGTTGACATTTCAACTTCATTGGCAAGCTTTTTTTGTTGGAGTTTTTCTTTGCCGATTGTCTCTTCGGCATACATCAAACGAAGCGCATCGGTTGATTTGAAATACCTGGCACGACCCGACCCCGAAGCTGCGTTGACGGGCTCCAAGTTTTCAAGCCGCTTGGCAACCGTTCGCCGGTCAAAACCAGTGAGTTCAGAAATGTCGTTAACCGTGAGTTTTTTCATCCACTCCCCTGCTTATCAAAAATTCCCCGGAGCCACACCCTCTTGGTCATCCCAGCGGAGCTAGGGACCAAGCTGCGCCGAATTTTTAATGCCTTCGATTCTCGTGAAGCTTGATTGCTTTTTTAGCTTCTTCTTTCGCAATATCGGAAACAATACAGTAAAAAAGCCAACATACAGCAATAAGTAAAAAAACACCGGCAACGCCAATAATAATTCCCGCTTCCATTTGCATGTCATACCCCCTGCGGGCCCGGAGCCCATATCCCGTTATTTTTACCAGAATTTTCGAAAACCCAAAAATAAGTGTGACTTTTCCTCGCGTGCAATTGGTTTTTCATATTGTGCGGCCGCATCAATCGGCGGGATTCCAAGATAAACAAATCTTTTGCATAAAACCCCAACTCCAAAGCCATCTTGTAAATCTCGCAATGCGAAAATATTTGAGTCCGGCCGTTCATTAAGTCTTGACACTTAAAAACCAAAACGCCTTTTGTGTTCAAAACCCGATACATCTCAAAAATCGAAGCGTCATAAAACGCTAACAGTTCACGCCAATTCGAAAATGACGAATAGCGATCATGCATTTTTCCAGTGGTTCCCCCGCCGGCCAAAAACGGCGGGTCGAACATAACCGAATTCACCGACTCACTCTCAATCGGAAGCCACCGACAATCCGCTTCTTTGGTTAACGGGTCCTTTGGCTCAATATCAAAAGTCAAATCGGGACGGCCAAGTCCATTGTGAATCAAACCATTGCCAAAAACCGGGTCCAGGTCGAATCTTGCCGACTGCAAATGCAACTCGGCAATCGCACAAACCAATGAAACCTGATTGTCAAAGACCGAGCGAATCACTAATTCATCGCCTCGGTATTCACTTCCGGATCATTCGCACTCAACCGGTAGCAAGTTTCAACGAATTGATCGGAAACATTGTCGCGCATTTCTTCGAGCGCGTCTTTCCAGGTCTCCCAAGGCGAGTCTTCGTCCCGGTCGCGGAAAAATGCTTTCGCCATGACTTCCAATTTGTGTTCAAAACTCATTGCTTCTGGTTTTGCCATCCCGATCCCCCCTCGGCTGTCAAATATTTAGTGTCTCAATCCGCGAAACTGGAGCACTGCAAAAAAATGATACACATTGTCGAAAATGGGAGCTTCGCCACC